ATCACTCATCGATGCCACCCCCGACCACGGACATGCTGGTGCAGTAGGGGGCCTGGGCCTTCGTGATGACCAAGTCAGCCGCAGGCGACCGCAGCTCTACCCGCTGCACGCCCGGTTGATGCAGCGCGGCGAAGACACCTGACCGGGCGATGTCCTGACCCATGGCCAGGCGCTCGGCGGCATAGGCCTGGGCAGCCGCCAGGGCGTTGGCCAGCACCACCGCCTTGTCCGGGCCCGCATAGAAATACAGCGTGGCATCCAGCGCCCAGGGCACGATCTGCGCGGCCACCACCTCGACGGTGTCGCACAGCGGCCGCACCTCTTCGTCATTGAGCGCAGCAGCCACCTGGCTCAGCAGCGAAGCCGCCGGCGTGCCGTCACCTTCAGTGCTCAGCACCGTTACGCGAACTGTGCCCTGCACTGGCCGAATCACCGACACGTCCTTGACCAGCGCCGACGCGCTCAGCGCGTGGAAGCGGTAGGCCCCGGCCGGGCCGGCTGTGCTATAGCCCTCCATCGCAAGCTGGATCCGCATACGCAGGCGGCTGTCACTTTCCATGACGGCCGCCACCGGCGGTACCGCCGTGGGATCCGCTTCGCGGATGGTCAGTCGCCCGACATTCCAGAAGGCGCCCAGATTCTCTAGGTCGTCCTGCAGCGCGGTGGTCAGAAAGTTGGCCTGCGCCGCATCGTTCACCCGGGCACGCTCGCGCATGATCCGGTAAGCGATCAGCTCCAGCAGTTTCACGATCGGATCCGATTCCAGCGGCGCCGTGTAGGCGTCGCCCATCAGTTCGCGATATTCCGTCAGCAGCTCCTGATAGAGGTCTTCGAAGTCCAGCGTCTCGATGACATCGGGGGGCGGCAGTAGGGAAAGATCAATGGTGCTCATGCGGCCACCTCCAGCGTCACGGAATCGCCCAGGTAAATGCCCTGCAGGCGCAGCGTGATACGGCCGTTGAGGACCGACACCACCCGCACCGTCTGCAGCTTGAGCCGCGGTTCCCAGCGGCCCAGCGCGCGGGCTACCTCGGCCTGTACAGCGCTCTTCCACCCTTCGTTTACGGGCAGGTCAACCATCCGCCGCAGCTTGCTGCCGTACTCCGGCCGCATGCGCCGCGAGCCCAGCGGCGTGGTCAGGATGTCGCCCACCGACTGCTGCAGGTGGGCAGTCCCTGACAGCGGCGCGCCGGTCTCGCGGTCCATGCCGATCACCGCTTAGCCCTCGCGCTCGAACTCTTTCGGGCGCTCCTGCAGGAAGGCCTGCAGCTCTGCGTCGTCGTCCGTGACAGTCACGCGGCCAGCAGCGACGCGAACAACGCGGCCAGCCTTGAGGATCAGCGCGCGGGACATGAAAGCCTTATCCAGCCACACGGTGCCGACCGTCGCGGCCGCCTGGGTTTCGGTGGGCTGATCGGCGCCGGGCTGCGTGGATGCCTCGACTTCGGTCGGCTGGGTGGTTACTACTGCAGGCGCTGCCGCCGGCGTGGCGCTCTTGGCCATGGCTCTTTTCCTCGGGCATGAAAAAGCCCGCCAGGTGGCGGGCTGTTGAAGGTCTGTCGCTAGTGCTTGTGGTTGGGGGTGTTGCCGGTGGTATCGATGATGGCCCCGCCCCCGTGAATATCGCCGGCCACGTCCAGCGCACCAGTCACGCTCACGTCGCCGTCCAGGGTGATGCCGGCCGCCTTGACGACCACTTGCCCCGGCGTGACGGTCACGCTTGCCCCACCGACCGCCACCTGTACCGTGCCGTCAGGCAGGGTGATGTCATAGCGCTTGGCCTGCCAGTCGTAGACCAGCGATCCCCCGTCATCGAATCGCCAGACCTCGACGTGGTCGCGGTTGTCCGGCTCGGCGCCGGCATCGCCATACAGCCCAGGCACGAAGGTGCCGGCCGCAGGGTTGCCGCTCGGACTGATCAGGGCGCCTTGCTCGCCCAGGCTGGGCGCACGCCAGTGCCGCGCCTTGCCCGCCGCCTGGCTGTGCCAGCGTACCCAGGGGCTGGTCCAGTCGCCGGCTTCGACGCGCACCCGGGGCGGTTTCAGCTGCACCGCTACCACGCGGCACGACATGATCACGGCGGCCAGCATCCGGTCGTGCTCGGCCAGGGCGTAGCTGCTCATGGATCCTTGCCCGCCTGTATCTGCTCGATGCTCAGGAAGCCATCCGGGCCGGGCGGATCCTTGTAGGGGTCCACCCCGAAGACCAGCGTTCCGCATGGCTCATTCGACCAGGGCCACTCCCCTTCACCCAGGCGGAATTCCTGCTCCCAGGCCACCGACCAGGCCACGACCCCCTCGATACCCTCGGGCATGTCCTCAGGCTGCGCCCTGACGTTTTCCGGGGCATCGACAAAGGCCAGGTCCCAATACTCGGCGCGCAGCGCCACCACCGCCCGGGCGGCCAGCGTGGCGGCCTGCAGCGGGGCGTCATCATCCAGCTGATCCACCAGAATGACCGCCTGAAAGTGCCCGCGAATGCCCGTCTCGCCGGTCCCAGGGTCCGCGCCCGGACCCATGGTCGACAGGCCGAACAGCAGCGCCGGCAGGTCCATGGTCTCGCCCAGGCGCGGATAGGCCACAACGTGAAGCACGCCAGGCACCTTCGTGCGCAGCGTCTGCCCGATAGCATCGTGCAAGCTCAGCAGCTCGATCATCTACTTGGCCCTCAGTACGACATCGATCATGCCGGCGCCGTCCGGCTTGAGGCTCAGCACCTCATAGCGCCCGCCGCCCTCTTCGGCCGGCAGCTGGACATCCAGCTGCATGCCCTTGGTGAGGCCTGGCGTATCGGTGGCCAGCATCTGAAAGGTGGGTTCGCTGTAGCCAGCCGTATTGACGATGGCGGAGCCCGGCGCGCCGAGGGTGAAGCCCTTCGTCTTGCCGCCAATCTCGGCGCCTTGGAAGGGTGACGCGAAGGTGCCCCGGAGGATCCGGCCGCCTTCGACCAGCACTGCGCGATCACCCATCCGCTCGGCCAGCATCGCGTCCATGCGCGCAGCGACCGCCCGGAAGCGGCCGGCTTCCATCAGGGCACCAGCAGCGCAGTGGCGAAGCCGCCGGACTCGTCGCTGGTCAGCTTGCCGAAGTAGACGGCGTCAGCAGTGGCCGCAGCGACCAGCGCGCCGGCCTGCACGCCTACCTTGGCACCGAGCTTGAGGCCAGCCGCACAGGGCACGCTGTATTCGCCACAGGTGCGGCCGACGCAGGGCACGCCAGCAGCAGCGGCCGCGTCCTGGGCGATCACGACCAGGGCGTCACCCAGCACCACGATGTCGCCCGGCAGGGTCTTGGCCTTGGCGGTGAAGTTCACCGTCTGGCCGTTGGAAACGTGATTCTTCATGCCTTTCTCCAGGCTATAGAAATGACAAAGCCCCGCGCGGGCGGGGCTTTCGGGTTGCAGCTGCCGTTACTTGCCGGCGGCGCCGTACAGGCCGCGGCTATCGCGCGGGCTCACGCCGGCATCGATCCGCACCTTGCTGGCCACGCCGTCGACGGTGAAGCCTTCCTGCTGCTCCATGTACGGGGTGTCCACGCCGTTGAGATAGGCCACCTCGACGGTGTCGCTACCCTGCTTGGCGGCCATGTACCAGGCGGTCGCCGACGCATCGTCCAGACGCGGTTCGCCGATCACTTCGGCAAAGTTGCGAATCGGGTTCTCTACGCCGGCGTTGACCTGGGCGGTCGGCACCGAGGCACTGCGGATCAGCTGCCGCGCCTTGTCTTCCAGCGCCACCGGAGTGATGACGTAGGCGGGGCGGATGTTCAGGGTGCGCGCCTTGCCGCCCTGGGCCTGGGTCTTCTGGGTTGCCATGGCCACCTTGCCAGCGCTCATGGCCTCGATGGACAGCGCAGAGCCGGCACCAGTACCCCAGTTGTTGCGGTCGGTATGGAACAGCGCCTTGCCGTCAGACATCTTGGGATTACCCACCAGCACCGCATAGACCAAGTCGCCGATGGTGGCGCGCGCCGCCATGCCCATCTTGCGCGGAATCTCGCTCAGCACCGAAAGGTCATCGTTGATGATGGCCTGACGGGTGATGCTGAACAGCTCGCCGTAGGTGGCCAGCATGATGGCTTCGCCGCGGTCGCCGAGGGTGATGTGCTTGTACTCGGCGCCCGGGCGTACTTCGCGCAGGCTCGGGAATTCACCCAGGCCGACACGGCGCGCGGTCTTGAAGTCGGACAGCTGACCTTTCAGGGTCCAGAGGTGGAAGGTCTCCGGCGCGTCTTCCCAGCCCTGCAGCATCGACTTGTGCGAGATGTCCAGCAGGATGTTGCCGAAGTCGCTGGAGCCGTGGGTGAACGCCAGGCCCACCATCTGCATGGGGTTCAGCGAGGCGACCAGAATCCCGCGATCATGCAGGGAGGCCCGCGCCAGCTCGTTGAGCCGCATGTGGTTGTAGTTGTTGCTGGCTTCCATCGGCGCCAGGCCCAGGCGAGCGGACAGCGAGGCGCGAACCGAGTCGCCCACGATGTTGCCGTTGCCACCGTGAATGTGGGCGTCCTGGCGGGCGGAAGCGGTGGGGGTGGTCGCCGCGCCGAGCTTGGCCAGCAGCTGGGTCCGTGCAGCATCAGCCGAGCAGGTCATGTCAGCCAGGCAGGTATTCAGCAGCTCGGCATGACTGGTGGCGAAGGTGCCGAAAGCCGCGTTGATGTCGGTCCGGCGCTGGGTTTCTTCGGCGATGACCTGGGCACGGATCTGCTCGGGTGTCAGCGCAGCCGGCGCCGGCGTGGTTGCCGGCTGCTGCAGCGGCACCTGGGCACGGGGTTGGAACAGAGCCTTGAGGGCTTCGGGCATGTTGGTGTACTCCTGCATGCGTTTGGAAGTGAGGGAAGCGGCGGCGGTAAGGGGGTCCAGCACCTGATCCGCGAAACCGGCCGCCACCGCCTCTTCGCCATTCATCCAGGTTTCCAGCTTGAGCAAGGCCTTGATGTCGTCCTCACTCTTGCCGGACTTGTCGGCGTAGGCCGACACCAGGGTGTCTTCCACCTTGTCCAGCAGGTCCGCATAGCGGCGCAAATCGTCGGCGTCCCCGCCCTGAATGCCCCACGGCTTGTGAATCATCATCATGGCGTTGGCCGGCATGTAGATGGTCCGGCAGGCCATCAGCACCACGCTGGCCATGGACGCAGCCAGGCCGTCCACGTAGCCGTCCACCGCGGCGGGGTGGTTCTTGAGCAGGTTGTAAATCGCCATGCCCTCAAACACGTCGCCGCCGGGGCTGTGAACGTGCAGGTTGATCTGGACCACGTCACCCAGCAGCTGCAGTTCGTTGGCGAACTGGCGGGCGGTGATGCCCCACGCGCCGATTTCGTCATACAGCAGGATCTCCACGACCCCGCGCGCCAGGGCGCGCATGCTGTACCAGCTTTCAGTCGGCGCCGTCGCCTGAGTCAGCGCCACCGCCAGCGCGGCGCGGGGCCCCAGGATTGGCGCCCGGTTCTTCGGTTTGGCCATTGCCAGTCCCTTTTCCGTAATACTGGTGAAAGGCGTCCGAGCTAAACACCAGCTCGTCTTCCCGGTTGCGTCGCACCTCGGAGGTGCGGGAGGTCTTGAGTTCTTGCGGATTGCGCTGCCGGGCTCGGGCTACTTCGGCTTCATCGGCGAAGCCAGCCTTTACCAGCAGCTCCCAGGCTTCGGCCTCTTTCTTCGGATCGATCCAGGGCATGACCGGCCCCTGATAAACCGCCCCGTAGAGGGTGGCTATGTCCAAGTCGCGCGGCAGCTTGATGGCCCGGCTCAAGACGGCCATCTGCAGGAAGTTGCGATAGGTCGGACGGCACCAGTAGTCGATGAATTCGTGCTGCAGCAGGTCATAGCCCAGCTGGGATTCCACCAGCTCCTGCCGCTGCGACGAATACGACCCGGCGTAGTCCCTGGCCAGGCTGGAGTAGCCGACGCGGGTGCCCGCGGCGACCAGCTTTAGCTGACCGTTGCGGAAGCCTTCCAAGAACGGGTTGGGCCGGTTGCTTTCGATCATGCCGATGTCTTCACCAGGGCGAAGATCGTCGATGACCATGCCCGGCCCAATCGGAAACGTTCGATTCGGCCCGGCCACGCCGTTTTCGGCCTGCACATACTGATCGGGCTGGCCCTTCTTGATGTACATGGCCAGCGCGGCACTGATCCGCGCCGCTACCCGCTCGGACTCTTCGTAATCCTTGATGTCGGCCAGCCGGGTCAGCACGGCATGCAGCAGCGGAACACCGCGGTTCTGGCCGATCCGTTTCCGGTTGGCGATGTGCAGCATCCGCTCCACCGGCACGCGCTTGGTATCGGTGGTACCACCGCCCAGCAGGTTGCCGGGGTGCTGCTTGAGCAGGTGAAAGGCCTTCACCTGCCGCCAGTTGTTGCGCTCGATGCCCTGCACGATCCCCTTGGCCGGGTCGTTCAGGCCGAACGGCAGATAGTCCGGCTCCAGCAGCTCCAGGGCATAGGGCACCGCACCGGCGTGCTGGTAGTTGGGCACGCTGCCCATCAGCTGCTGCGCCAGGGCCTCCCCATCGCGCAGCCAGGTGCGGCACACCAGCCGTTCTACCTGGGGCCGCGTCAGCTCTTGCGACGCCTCGGGCCGCAGGGACCATTCCGCCCACAGGCCTTTCATGTCGGCCGCCAGGTCGCGGTAGACCTCCCCCTTACGGTTCAGTGGCAGCGGCTCCACGCCGATGCCAGGGCCTCCCACCACCCGCTCTTCCAGCCGGTCGAATAGGCCAGTGACCATGTCGTGGTCTTCGTCCAGCTTGCGGCACTGCTCACGCAGAGAAACCGCATCGCGCTGCAAGGAACGGTCAGCGCTGGATGCCTGCCGCTTGGCCTTGTGGGTGCGTGACACCTGGGCGGCTTCGTAGGCTTGAATCAGCGTCCGCGAAGCCATTCGCTGGGCCACCAGGCCCGGCGCGAACGGCTCCAGCACTCGATCCAGCAGGTTCAAGAGAACTCGGCCAGGCTGTAGCCCCGGCCGCCTCCCATTGCTCGGGCCTGCTGCTGGGCCACGCGGCGCTCCCATTCCTGGCGGCCAGCGCGGATGTCGGGTAGATCGGCCATGGTCAGCGTTCGGCCGTTCCAGGTGGTCGACTTACCGCCCAGCACGTCGGCCTCGGCCTGCATGTACTTGTCCAGCATTTCCTGCGCGGTTACAGCCATGGGGTATTCCCTGTTTGCAGCCAGCCGTCAGCCGCCGGCAGTGCGGCCGGGGCTTGGATGGCGGGGGTTTCTATGGGCGCCGCAGCGGGCGTTTCGTGACGGGTCACAGGGGCGCTATTCACAGCAGCTGGCACCGGCGGCGGCGCGGTCAGGGTGTCCAGGTTCAGGCCGAAGCGTTCCTGGCTGATTCGCAGCGCGGCCAGGGCGTACACGAAGCAATCCAGCGCCTCGTTGCGCCGTCCGCCCGCGTCCCAGCGCAGCTCGCGCTTGCCCTTCACCATCACCGGCTTTTTGCGCTCGGCGGTCAGCTGCTTAAGCTCTGCTTCGCCGCCCATTTCTTCGTGCAGGGGCAGGTGGATCACGCCAGGCTGCACCAAGCCTTCCCGGGAACGCTCCACGTCCGGGTCCAGCTTGAAGCGCGAATAGATCAGTTCCTTGGCGTTGTCGGTGCCGACCTCCACCAGGTAAACGCGTTTCTTGTTCCGCTTGGTCGGCCAGGTGGCAATCGGCTTGCCGTAGGTCGATGCCCCGAAAATCGGGATGACCCACTGCACGCCATGCTTGCGCGACTCGGCGCACACCTCGTCGGAGTAGTGGCCGCCGGAGTCCCAACACCAGCGCTCTACGCGCATCAGCCGGCCATCTTCGCGGGTGAAGGTCTTGTGCAGCTCTTCGCCCACTTTCTTGCGCAGCTCGGGGCTGGCCGGATCGCCGGTGAGGATCCGCCGATAGACCAGCCAGCATTCTTCGCCAGCGCCCCAGGCCCACACGCGCAGCTCGTAACGGTCATCCTGGGTATCGATGCCGCCGGTAAGGAACAGCGCCAGCCGCGGCAGCGTGAAGACCTCGCGCCGCTTGGCCAGCAGCTCATGGTCCAGCCGCTCGCCTTGGTCTTCCTGCCAGACCTCGCCGCGAACGGTGTTGATGAAGGTCTTGAGGCTCTTGCGATCCCCCTTCACCTTCACCCACTCGATGGCCATGTCCAGCCAG